GCTGTGTCTCGGCATTGCTCTGACAGAGGATGAGTCGGTCACCGTCCAGAATGTATTTGCCGTCAAAGGGATGTTTGGAGAAAATGCTCCGTGCGATTTGCGACAGCTTTTTCTGCTCCTCGGTCACGGGCATTCCCTTGAAGATGCCGTTGTCACCGCAGCGGACGCCGTCTGCCTGGTTATCGGCAAGGTGACCGTCCTGCGGCACTTCTACATAGTCCACGGCGAGATTTCCGGCAATGCGGTGGACGGCAGCGTGACATCTGCCTTGTCCAGCATGACGGAGGTTTCCACTATGATGTGGCACACGCCGTGGCCGATGAGGACTTCAACAGCGATGCGGGGATTTTCTGCTTTCTTGTATGCCAGGTCAACGAGCGCACCGGCAATTCTGTCTGCCACCTTATCCGGGTGGCAGGGATTTACTTTTTCAAACATGGTGTTACCCCTTTCTCGCACGGAGCAGGCGTTCCATAAGGTCGTCCTGCGGCGTTGACTCGCCGTATTCCGTGCTGCAGTTTTCTTTCACGATCTGGAAGATCTCATTCCAGAGCCGAACCGCCTGGTTCATGTAGTTGATGCCGATGTTAATAAACGGAGACGGGATCGGCTTTCCCGTGGTGGGGTGCTTGGAGAGAAAACCCATGCGGTTGGTCATTTCCTCGCACTGCACCCAGCGGGCGGAACACATGGCGTAGCGCTCCAAGAGCTGCGGCGACACCTTTGCGGCACAGCCGATGCCTTTGAGCCACTGCCAGGTTTCCGTGTAAATTTCCTGCGCCTGCAGGACGCTGCCGTCCCTCTGCTCGGCGGAAAGAAAATCATGGGGCTTCGGCATGACAACACCCTCGACTTCGGGAATATCCAGCACTTCAAGTTTTCTGCCGCCGGGATTACCGTTTTCGGCCTTGTCCTTGACTGCGGATTTTTTCCTTCCCGCACCGGGTCTTGCGCCGCCGCGCCCGCCTGTGTTATTCGATTTTGTGGGCATCCGAGTTCACCTCCCTTAATTACCCTTTTGATTTCGCCTTTTTCGCACACGTGACCCCGGGCCGTTGCCCGACCGAAAAGGTCCCGGAGATTTTCATCCCCCTACCGGTCGCCGAGGTCGTGGTGGATCTTGGTGTGGCAGGACTGACAAAGGCTCATGAGGTTGTCCCTTGCGTGAGTACCGCCTTTGGAAACGGGCAGAATGTGGTGAACTTCCTGTACCGGAGTCAGCCGACCTTCTTTGAGGCACATCTCACAGAGTGGATGCTCTGCCGCATAGCGGTCACGGATGCGTTTCCACGCTCTGCCGTACTTGCGGTTGACATCGGAGCTGCGCTCGTATTTGTCGTACTTGCGGCGTTCCTCCACACGGTGCTGTTCACAAAACTGTCCTTCACAGAGGTTGGGGCAGCCGGGATGAGAGCAGGGTCGCAACGGTTTCTTCGGCATCGTTTCACCTCCTTGGGCATAAGAAAAGCCCCACGGGATTGCTCCCATGAGGCTGTCCTCGATTCTTTTTCGCTGATTATATCATATCATAATGTCGAGGTGGGCATCTACCGACAAAGGCGGGTATTTCCGGCATCTTTCAGATCCGAATCGGGTCGGTGGGTAAAACCACTGCCGAAAGAGCTGCCTTGTGCCATCTGCGGATGGTACTTTCGTCTGCGTTCAACTCTCCACCGATTTGCTCCCAGGTCATGTTGTGGATGTAGCGGTAGCGGAGGACCATTCGCTCATTGACATTGGCAACGGTGTCCACAGTCGTGCGGATCTGCCGTTTCAAGTCAACGAGGGTGTCGATCTCACCATTGACCACTTTTTCAAGGTCCATGATCTTTTCCAGGCACCGCACGAAGGACGCATCCGTGTTGCGAGAGGTCTGCACTTTTTCCTCCCAGGACGGCGAGGAGATACCGCAGGCCATTTCCCGCAGGCGAGTGATCTCCGCAATGTTGGAATCGATACGCTGGTCGAGGCGGTATGCCTGACTGAGATATTCCTTTGCCGTCATACGCCGTACACCTCCCGGTGGAGTTTTTCGATCAGCACCTCACCGTCCAGAGAAGTTAGCGTCTGAAACCAGCCGGAGCGGAAGAACCGCTCACAATCCTTTTTGACGGATTCGGCATTCTTATCCCAGGGGTAGTTCTTCAAACGGCGCAGCGCACGGCGATGGTCTTTCGCTGCCGCCAGAATAATAGCGTTTGCGAGGTTCGTATAACAGGTTTCCATTCTCATCCCTCCAAGTTGGCCTTGACCGCATCGATGAGTGCGGTCTGGGTCTTTTCTTTTTTACGGAGCGCAGTCATGATGCGCTCGTCGATGGTGTCTTTGGCAATAATGTGGTGAATGACCACGGTATCGGCGGTCTGTCCCTGTCGCCACAGTCGGGCGTTGGTCTGCTGGTAAAGCTCCAGCGACCAGGTCAGCCCAAACCAGATGAGGGTCGAGCCGCCTGCCTGCAGGTTCAGCCCATGACCGGCAGAAGCCGGGTGGATGAGTGCCACGGGCAGCTCACCGCTGTTCCATCTGCGGATGCTGTCGGAATCGTCCAGCAGACTGAACGGGATGTGTCGTTTGTGCAGCCACTCGGAGATGCGCTCCAAGTCATGCTTGAACCAGTACGCCACAAGGACGGGTTTCCCGTTTGCGGCTTCGATGAGATCCTCCAGCATATCCAGCTTGCGGTCGTGTATCTGAAACACACGCTTGTCCTCTCCGTAGACTGCTCCGTTTGCCATCTGGGAGAGCTTATTCGCAAGTGCTGCGGCGTTCCCGGCGTCGATTTCTTCGCCTTTCAGCGAGATAACCAGGTCTTGTTTCATGGCATCGTAGGCTTTGCGCTCTGTTTCGGATAGCGTCACAATGGCGTCATTATGAACGCACTCCGGCATATCCAAATGGTCGACGGCTTTCATGGAGATGGTGATGTCGGAGATGGCATCGTAGATTTGTTCCTCCGCACCGGGCAGCGGCTTGTAGCTGAACACCACCTGTCCGTTGCGCTTGTCCGGGCGGAAGAAGGTGTTGCGGTAATGGGTGATGAACCGACCGAGCCGCTTGCCCATATCGAGGATGCGAAACTCTGCCCACAGGTCCATAAGGCCGTTGCTGCTGGGTGTGCCGGTCAGGCCCACGATGCGCTTGATGCCGGGACGGACTTTCAGAAGAGTTCTGAACCGCTTTGCCTGATAGCTCTTGAAGGAGGACAGCTCATCAATGACCACCATGTCGTAGTCAAAGGGCAGACCACTTTCTTCTACCAGCCACTGGACATTTTCTCGGTTGATGATGTACACGCTGACCCGCTGCCGGAGTGCCGCCTTGCGCTCTGCTTCTGTACCGACAGCCACCGAGTAGGTCAGCCCATGCAGATGATCCCACTTGTGGATTTCCGCAGGCCATGTATCTCTGGCGACACGCAGCGGAGCGATGACCAGCACCTTGCGAACCAGAAAACTGTCGAGGCAAAGGTCGAAGATGGCGGAAAGCGTGATGATGCTCTTACCAAGACCCATGTCGAGGAATACAGCGGAGGTTGGATGTTCCAGGATGAAGTTCGTGGCATACGCCTGGTAGTCATGCGCCTTGTATTTCACTGAGTATCCCTCCAATCTGTTCGGGACTATCGATGCAGTACACCGAAAAGCCGAGTGCTTCTAACTGCCTTTTTCGCCTTACTTGCAGAGGGCGGAGTGTTTTGCCCAGTGCTTTCAACTCAATGAAGGCGATTCTGCCGCCGGGCAGGAGTACCAGACGGTCCGGTACTCCATCAAGGCCGGGGCTTGTAAACTTCGGTGCAAGACCGCCTTTTGTGCGTACAGCCTGCACCAGCTTTGCTTCTATCGTTTTCTCACGCATAATGACCTCCTGTGTTCTCAAAACCCGAAAAGTCCTTTACGCGCGCAAATGCGGGTATTGCGTGCTTGTTGCTCTTTATTCCTTCTTCTTTCGATATATAAGAAAGGTTAGGAACACAGGAACAAGACCGCCTGTTTTCTTTGGTACTTATGGGGCCGCCGCCGTTCCCATGAGGTGTTCCCATAAATGTGCCGAGCGGATATGCTTCTCCCCGGAACCTGTTCCGAAGGATGTCGGGTACAGTCATTTTCATTAGGAACACTCCTTGGGAACAAAGACATACTGCGGACCGTAAAGCGGGATACGCACCTTGCTGTCCAGCCGCTTCCAGCCAAGACGGGCAAGGATGGCGGTCAGCTCGTTGCTGTCCGTTCTGCGGATATTGGCACGTTCCTTGCCGAAGCACTCGCACCAAATCTCCATGTTGGACACCTGGGTGCGCTTGACCGTACCATGCTTTTGGGTATCGCCGAAGTCGCTGCCTGTGAGGAAGTTGCGGCGCTCGAAGATGTCCATGCCGTCCCAATCCTCCGGGAGCAGCGTGTCGAGATACAGCCGGACAAGCCCTTCACGCTCGTCGGACTCCATCGCCTCCCGCTGTTCAGCCTTGGACAGTGCTTCCAACTCGGCACTCAGATAGAGCTTCTCGCCCTGCTTCACATACACCAGCGTTTCCGCCCAGATCTGGCAGATCAGCTCCGGGGTCAGATCCCAGGAGTGCTTGATGCCCGTACCAGGCGTCTTGACCGGCCAGAAGCGGCGGTTTCCGGTGGTGTCCCGCAGATAGCCGGACTCGGCGTTGGTGGTGCCGAAGAACACGCACTGGCGCAGATGCGGCGTCGCCCGTTTACCGAATGCCGCACGGTAAATGTCGTTCTGACGGGAGAGGAAGGAACGCAGCGTTTCCACCTCGGCCTTCTTCAGACCTGCCAGTTCGCCGATCTCCAAGATCCAGTACCCCTGCAATTTCTCTGCAGCGGTCTTATCCTTGGTGTCGCCCAGGTTCAGACTGTCCGAAAACCATTCTCCGGCCAGCTTGGCGATAAGGGTGCTTTTACCGACACCCTGGGGACCGTTCAGCACAAGCATGGAGTCAAATTTGCAGCCGGGATACAGCACACGCTTGATGGCGGCGCAGAGCGTTTTCCGGGTGACGGCACGGACATATTCGTTATCGTCCGCACCGAGGTAGTCGATGAGCAGCGTATCCACACGGGGAACCTTGTCCCACTCCGGCAGATTTTCAATGAACTCCCGAATGGGATGGTAGGAGCGGTCGTCCGTGACCTTCGCCACGGCGATGTCATAGTTTCTTGCAGAAAAGGTGCCGTAGTGAGAATCCACATAGCTGATAAGCTGGGCATCATCCGCATCCCGCCAGAATTTCGAGGGGTGCCGCCAAGGCACATCGCCCTTGATCTCCATGCCGTCCAGAAGCTGATTGAACACCAGCGGTTTCAGAAGCGGGTCGTTCATGAGGATCACGGTGAGGTTCTGCAGCGTGTTTTTCACCTTGCCGGCCTTGTCCAGCTCCAAGGCTTTCTGCCAGTCCTCGTCGGAGAATTCCTCGCTTGCCTGGGCTTTGCGCTCCTCGGCAAAGACTGCTTTAACCTTCTCGTCCTTGAGGGCAAAATCCGACATTGCCTGGAAGGACGGCAGCTTGCTGGGGGCGGTATCTGGTGCGCACTTATCGTCCAGGTCACGGAAGCGGTGCAGGCGCACCAGATCAAAAGCGTTCAGCAGCCGACCGCAGACCGGGTCGGTGGCATGGTGGCTGTATGCGAACTTGCCGTCGTAGACGATAACACCGGCAGAGGAATCGGCAGGGATATAGTCGTAGCGCCCGTTCATGGCAGACGGTGCATATACATCCGAGAGGAAGGTGTCGATGGCTTCCTCCACGGTATAGGCACGGCAGAAAGCACCCACCACACCCGGCTTTGTCAGTGGGTCGGCCTGCTGGGCAATGCTGTGCTGCACCACCTCGGACTGGCGGCTGGAAACCGGCCAGGTGGAGGCGTCGTGCCAATCATCGTAGTGGGAAAGGTACTCATCTGGGTCAAGCTCTGCACCGTCCTGCACCTTGTAGAAAAACTCGCCGTTAGAGGAGGTGGAAGGCCAGTACATGAGCCGGGATGCCTCGTAAGTGGTATCGTCAAATAGGTCGATACCGATCTCCTTTGCCACCATGCGGGCGACTGCCGGATATTCCTCCTCACTGATTTCCCGCTTCAGCGGAATGAGCAAACGAAGGCGGGGATGCTGCGGCGTGTGTTTATGGGTGGAATAGACGCAGCACTTGAAATCGTGGAACAGCGTAATTTCATCCCAGATATCCGGGGTGCCGTAGTCCATATCCAGCGTGAGCAGAGAGCGGCACAGCACCATGCCGTTTTTGCGGCGACCTTCCCGGAGATGCCCTCCGACAAAACCGCCCACATCCTTGATGCCGTCCTGCTGACCCTTTTTCAGCTTGCGGTATTCTTCGACCGTTTCGGTGGTGCGGATGGTGCTGCCGCAGCGGGCGCAGAGATCCGCCCAGGAGATGTCCTGGTTCTTCCACTTTTTATCCATGCGGCTATTGCCGACTGCGATCTTCATCTGTGTACCTCCTCACAGTTTTCGGTAAAGTAGCGGATAAGCTGTCCTTTCCGCTTGGCCTTTTCGATCTCAATGCTCATGCCGCTGGTGATCTTCTCGCCGAATACCCACAGTTCGGCGCACTTGGAGAGCAGGACGATGTCCATGAAAAGTGCCAGGTCACGCTCCCTGCGGTCATTGTCATTCATGAATTGGGTGAAATAGATGTGCGGTGCGATGGGTACGCACCCGGCTTCCACGGCGAAGCGGCAGTAAGTACGGGCGTTCTCCTGGTTCTTCAACATATCCCCGGCCAGCGGAGAGCAGATATACACCACAGGACGGAAGGCTCGAAGTGCCTTGGCTTCCTGCTCGATCTTCGTCAGTGCCTCGTAGGCAGTGGGGTCGTAATACCCCTCGCAATTAAATTTATTGACTCCCATTTGGGTCACCTCAGTCTTTCTTATAAAAATCGCAGACATAGCCGTCTGCTCGGAGCAGCAGCCCCGATGCCCAAGTGGGCGTTTGCCCCATGACGGAGCAGATATTCTCCAAAGAAGTATCCGGCGGTACTTCGATGACCGCTTCATCGTGGACGTGCATGACGATGCGGTACCCAGCAGCATTCAGCCGGAGCATAGCTTCCGCAAGAATGTCCCTTGCTGTTGCCTGGACGATGTTCTCCACGAACTTGGGTCCGTAGCTTTCCAGCCGCAGCCACTTTTTCTGTTCGCCGACACCTTCATAGGTAACAGACTCATTGCCGAAGCGGTTCAGGCCCATTTTCGGTTTTACATACACGAGCCGTCTGCCGGAGGGCAGCACCACGAACATCATGCCGCTCTGATAATAGAAGCGAATGCCGTGTGTTTCTGTGGCAGTTCGCTCTCGGACGCAGGTGGAAGCTGCTTTGTCCACATCCCACCAGAACTTTGTAATATGGGGGTTGGACAGACGCCAGGCATCCACCAGCGGTTTCAGTTCTTCTTCCTGCAAACCGTAGTTCAGTGCGCCCATTGCTTTCAGCGCACCCACGGAGCCACCGTAGCCAAGAGCCAGCTCGGCAATTTTGCCTTTCTGCCGCAGATGCCCGTTCACACCGTGCTTTTCCACGGGGACATGGAACATCTGCGAAGCGGAAGCGCAGTAAATGTCGCCACCGTTTGCAAAAACATCCTGCCGCCAATGCTCTCCGGCGATCCACGCGATGACTCTCGCCTCGATGGCGGAGAAGTCTGCCACATAAAAACGGCAGCCGGGTTTCGGCACAAAAGCGGTGCGGATAAGCTCGGACAGTACCAGCGGCACGGAGTCATAGAGCATTTCCACGGCATCCGTATTGCCGCTGCGAACCAGTGCCCGTGCGATATCCAGATCCGGCAGATGGTTCTGCGGTAGGTTCTGCACCTGGATGAGCCGACCGGCATAGCGGCCGGTGCGGTTGGCCCCGTAAAACTGGATAAGCCCTCTGGCACGGTCATCCGAACCCACCACGGTCTGCATGGCCGTGTATTTCTTGACGCTGCTCTTGGCAAGCTCCTGTCGAAGGGAGAGGGCAAGCTCCACTTCACCGTCCGCTTTTTCGAGCATATCTGCCACGGCGGCTTTGGAGAGCGAATCTGCCTCCACACCTTTTTCGGCAAGCCACGCCTTGAGCTGCACCGGACTGTTGGGGTTATCCAAGCCGGTCACCGAGCGGGCCTGCTCCATGTGCGTCCGCTTGAAGCGTTCATCGCAGCGAATCGCCTGGGTGACGAGGGTGCGGTCGAGCATGATGCCCCGGTCGTTGATCTGCTGATCGAGGGTGTAGTTACGCCACTCCGACTCCGTGACCGGGAACTTGGAGAGCTTCTGCTGAATGGACATTTCCGTTTCCACATCCCGAAGGTTGTAGGCTTTGAAAAGCGACCATTTCTCCAGCGCATCTGTCGGATAATGTCGAATAAGCGAGCCGTCTCTTGCTTTTGCTGGGGTGCAGAAATACCGAATGAGGTCTTTGCCTTCTTTGAGTTTCTGCTTTTCGAGGCCCAGCACAGCACCGACGCCTTCCAGTGAAAGCGGCAGTCCAAGGGTCGCCGCCCAGACCATCGTGCAGTGCCAGGAGGACGGGTCGAGATATTGTCCGGTTGGGTATCCAAGATAGCGGGACAGACACACACGCTCGAACTGTGCGTTGAATGCCCATTTGGTCACGGTAGGGTCGGTCAGCGCAGAGCAGACAGCGGCAGGAAGCGTTTCTCCGGCAGTCAGATCTACGACCTGCACCGGTGCACCGTCTGCGGAGTAGCCGAAGAGCAGCACCTCAAAGTCTGGGGCTTCGGCATAGCGGTACACGCCGCATTTGGTGAGGTTCTCTGAGGAGAATGTCTCAATATCGATGCTAAGTGTTTTCATACGCATTCCTTCCTACGGAATATGGGTGGCAGAGGTCAATTTCTGCCACCCACAGAGCCGTCTGGGGTTACTTCAATTCCTTCATACGCTTCTCGTGGTATTCCAGGTCACGGGAAGCCTGTTCCTTCTCACGCTTTTCACGCTTGTGGTCATTGCTGATGCCCTGCACCAACCAAACGAAGAAGCCGATGCTGAGGCAGGCCCAGATGCCAAGGAGGGCGGTTACCAGGATGTTCTGAATCAGTTCCATTGTGTTGCACTCCTTTCTCAGGACAGGAAGTCGTCGTCCAGGTCGGTGGCGAAATCGTCAGCCGCAGAGGACTTGCCACCGAGAGGCTCACCGTCACGAACCTTCTGGATGTTGCCAAGACCACAGGCGATGCCGCGGTTACCGTTGGAATTGAAGGCGTAGAAGTTGACGGACACTCTGGCGTAGCAGCCGGAATACACCTCGGAGCGGTCAAGGATCGGCTGGACGCTGCGGTCCACAATCTGGGGCGCGGTGGTGCTGTTGGCGTTTACGAAGAAGCTGTTCTTGTAGGCTTCATCGTCACGCTCGGTATCGCCGTCACGGAGCGGGAGCTTCAGAGCCGCCTTGTTGGGGATCTTCCCGCCGAACTTGGCGACGCCCTCCTTGATGGCAGCTTCCACGGCGGCGTTGATGGCGTCGAGGGTCTGCTTGTCGGATTTCGGAATAATGAGGGACACGGAATACTTGGGGTTGCTGCCGTTAATAGAGGCAGGCTCCCACACGTTTGCGTAGGACAGGCGGACAACGCCGGTCACAACTTTGGTCGAATTCATCTTGTTAGCCATAATTACAGTTCTCCTTTATAGTCGGTAAAGTCTTGTTTTGCACCCGTGGTCGTAATAGCCGGACGCCGGTCGGATGCGGGAACGAGCGTCGGCTTTCCTTTGGGCTTGACGACCAGACCGCCGAGCACCTCGGCAAAGGTCTTTTTACCCATGAGCTTCTCCATCTCGGTGATGGGAATGAGGGACTTCTTGAAGATGTCGGTATATCCGGCCGCACGGGCAGCAGCGACAACGGCATCCTCGTCGGTGTACTTGCGATTGGTGCGGCTCTCCACCAGCTTGTAGCCGAGCCACTGTTTTCCGTGGTTGACCGCTGCTTCCTGGGCGTAGGCCATGAGTTCATTTGCCCATTTAGTGAGGTCATCCAGCTTGCCGAGAATGTCGCCGATCTCCGCATCGGAAAGCAGAGGCGGCTGGGCAAACTCGTATTTGGCAAGTTGGAGCTTGGCATCAGCTCTGGCTCGACACTTGACCGCCGCCTTGCAGAACTGGCACCAGTTTCCGGGGCAGTATTCACCTTCGCCTTTGAAGGCAAGCTCTGCTTTGGGTTTCAGCGTCTTTTCCGCCCAATCCCGAAGCTCGGCAACGGAAATGACCCATGTGCTGACATTCTCCCGGCGGGGCTGGTAGATGGTCATGGAAACCGTCTCGATGTCGTAGAGACAATCGAAGATACGGAGTGCGCCGAGCGCATACAGCATCATCTGCGGATTTTCCTCGGCATTCACCAACACGCCCTGGCCGTACTTCAGATCGATAATGTGGAGGAGCTTGTCTGCCACGATGAGGCAGTCGCCGGTGCCGAAGCCGTCCGGCACATAGCAGGAGAAGTCGAGCCGCTGCTCAATGAGCACCTTGGGGTCCGGGCAGTCCTGCCGGGCTTCCTCGATGGCTTCCAGAACGAATTCCAGGTAGCCGTCCGTGTACATCTCCATTTCGTCGGAGTCGTACTTGCTGACCGGGCGGGTGGAGCGCATCTTCAGCGCCTTGCGGAGCTTGTGTTCCGCCAGCGCATGAGCGGCGGTGCCTTCGGCTGCGGCTTCCGTTTCTCTGTCCTCGAACTCCAATTCCAACCTTGCGGATGGATTGCAGTGGAGCCAGCGGTGGGAGGAAGAGGCCGAGAGGACTGCGTGACGATTAGGGGGCATCTTTCAGCACCTCCACATCTTTGAGCAGCGCCTCATAGTGCTTGGGGTCGATGCCGGAGAGCTTCGGAGCGCCGTACTTTTTGAGGAGCGCCTGGATCTCGGTTGTGAATCCGGCTCGGCTCTTTTCACCGAGGACTGCTCGGACTTCTTCCAGCGTCAGTTCCTTCTTGGGAGCGGGTGCAGGCGTCTTCGCCTCTGCATCGACAGTCGGCTCATTCTGCAGCATGGCATCTGCCACAGCCTGAACGCTGTCCGCCAGGGAGCGAAGATCCTCGACCACATCGAGCAGGAGCTTGACCTTACTCATGTACACCACCTCCCATCGGAACTTCGGTGATGGCAATGGACTCGACCGAGTTGCCGGGAACCACGACCATAACCTTCTGCTTGGGACCCAGAAGCAAGGTGAAGAGCTTTTCGCGGATGCTGACCGTTCTGCAAGCGACTACGCCGCCGTTTCTGGGCTTGTCTGAAACACGGATATTCAAGTTGTGTCTCATACGGGGTTACCGTCCTTTCCGGAGGGCTTGTATTTTGTTGCCTTCCGGTGTACCCAGAAAAATCGTGGATTTGTCAGGGTGTCTGGCGGAAAATTTTCAAAAACTTTTTTCTGCCTGCCTCGATGGACTCGGAAACAGACTGAAAGCTGGCCTCTTCGATGGCAGCGATTTCCCGCAGGGTCTTGCCGTTTGCGTACATTCGAAGCCGGCGCTGCTGGGTGGCAGTCAAATGCGAGAAGGCTTCTCGGATACGAGCGGTCTGTTCTGCCGAATCATCCTCTACGGCATATTCGTCGCAAGCACCGTACTCCTCGCCCTCGTAGTCGATGGCGTCGTAGGAGTAGCAATGGTAGCGATGACGCTCGTCCTGCGCGTGCTCCGCCTTACGGCTGTCGATGATGACGGCACCGATTTCGTCAGAAACCTCGACCTCCGTCACTGTTCCGTCCAAGAATGCATATTTGATTTTCATAAAAAATTCCTCCGTTTTGATTTCTCGAAACGGAGGAATTCGGTACAGCTGCTTTGGGCATAGTGAAAAAACCACAGTCCAAACGGAAACCTCCGTTTCGGTCTGCAGCAAACCCGCTCAAAAGGCAGCTACATTATTTACTTGTGCCGCCGGATACCGTTGAGCCATCAGCGATCAAGTGATGCGGTATCCGACGGTGAGCAGTTTTCTGTCTTGCTCAGGACGATTCGCTTTAGCCGAGGTCGGCTTCGATTGCGTACAGTTCGCTAAAGACTGCAGGCAGGTTGCTCTGATTCAAATCTTCGACGCTATGTGCTCCGTAGCGCTCAAACACGGAATTTACGACTGATGAACCAAGCTGTGCTTCAACAGCAGTGGCACTGTTTTCAATGTTGATGATCCAGTTTTTTCGTTCGTAGTCTGTCATTGATTCTCCTTTCCGTCCTTATAGCGCTATTCGGACTATGCTGTTTTCACTTAGATAAACCGGTTTTTCACTTTCGCAAATTTTTATATGCGTTCGCAGAAATCAAATGAGTAAAAGTGTAGAAATCTCGACTTGAGTGTGATATAATAATAAAATACAGTCTTTGCATCGAGGATTTCCTTCAGTCCGGTTTACTGGCTTTATTGTAGCAAACTAGCTTACTTGAAAAGCGGACTGGACGGACAGTCACGGACACGCTCGGACAGAGAAGAAATTTTAGGACTAGGAGGTAAATGAGGCATGACATTTTCCGAGTATGCTTTAGGCCTTTCCCCGTTTATTTCGTTTGGAAAATCGGAGCACGACTACTTCACAGAGCTTGTCGGGAATTTTGTAAAAGATGCCGCAATGGACTCCTGCCAAATGTTAAAGCGACAGCCTGATACAAAATATCGCTACATAAAAGGGAGTCGCCCTATACAGCAAAAAGATGCGCAGTACCTTTATGACTACCGCGATCTGGATAAGTTTTCAAAATGGATATGGGATCGGATGGATGACTCTGACTCCTATGACAATGTTGTGGATTGGCTGGCCAAGCATGATATTGCAGATGATGACCCTTCAACTGCCTGTGCCAAGCTGTTAGAGAACATCCTGCTGGATATCATCAATGGTTCTTCCATGCCACAGATCGCAAAAGAATCAGAAATAGATTTAGAGCTGATTGATGAAATACAGCAAAAAATAAAGTCGCTACCCAGACCGGCTAATGTGCCAGTTCCTGCAGTAGCGACTGAAGATGAGCAAAAGTATATTAGCGAACTATATTTGGCATATGGAGATGCCGAAGACATGGACTCTTTTTCAGGGAAGGACCTATCTAGTTTTCCGGATTATGCCGAGGACCTTGATGATCGCCGTGTTGACTTTTATGCGGCTGAAACTATACGACGCGGTGTGATGGAATTGGGTAGTGGCGGCCTGGCTAATCAATTTGATGTGTTGAAGGACGAAACATTCGTCGGAGTAAAGGATACTGCGAAACGAACCCATCCGAACGGCTTTGAACATATGCTGGCTGTAATGGAGCAAGCAGTCGTGACTCCGGTAACAAATTACTTACTAAGCACATCTCCATACTGGATAAGCGGAAAAATTAAAAAGGGTGTATGTCATCACCTCGTAAATGATGACAAACTGACATGGGTAAGGAGGAGAAAGAAGCAATGAATATTTCAACCCTTGGCTCTACATTTGAAATCTCTCTTCGTATCCTTCTGATGTTAAACGAATTGCAAGGCTCCTCCTTTGATGAGCAACAAATTGGAGCCGTTGATTTTATTTCTGTCTATGCAGCTGATTTTGGTTTGTTGGATGAAAATCTTCACGGATACAGCAATTACAGATTCAGCGAATACCCAGCCAGAAAGTACATAGTATCTTCAGCGCTGAAAGGCCTTCTGCTGGATGGGAATATCCGGCTTCACTCCACTTCAACAGGTTACAGATTTTCTATTACAGAGGCTGGAAAGAATATCTGCAGAAAGCTGACCAGCGATTACGCCGAAGAATACAGAATCGCGATTCAGTCTGTGATAAGCAGATATGACCGTGCAAACGTCGAACTGATGCTTCAAGAAATTAATAGAGTTACAGTACAATCGTTAAAGGAGATCGGGCATGAATAGATTTTATATTGAAAAACTCGTCGTGTCCGGTGGAGGACACAAAACAACCGTCATTGACTTTAAACCGGGCTTGAATTTCATTCTAGGACCTTCCAACACAGGAAAGAGCCTTATTATGGATTGCATAGATTATGTGTTCGGTTTTACCCCAAGAAAAAATCGACCTTCTAAAATCGTAGATAATAACTACGGATATGAGTGTATCGCTCTCCATTTGATAACAGGTAAAGGAACGGTTATTCTGGAACGCAAAATCGGTGATTCGAAAATTACTGTTAGCGGCACAGCCCCAGATGTCGATCACGGCTCCTACAGTGTAAGCCACAATGCGAAAAAAAATATTAATGCCGTCTATCTCCATCTGCTTGGCATTGACGAGCAGCATCTCGTGCGTTCAGCAGAGAAAGGATCTAAAACTCAGGAACTAACGTGGAGAAGTATGCTTCACTTGTTCTTTATCCGTCAGGGCGATGTTGCTAGGGAAAGTTCCTCTTTGTTGTCTCCTGGAAGCATGGGTTCTACAGCATCGGCGGCTGTTTTGCTGTATCTATTGACCGGCCAGGATGCCAATAATCTTGAAGCTACTGAGGATCCCAAAATAAGTGAGGCAAAGAAAAAAGCTCTCGTCAGCTATATTCAAGAGAGGATAAACAGCCTATGCACTAGACGGGAAAAGCTCGAGGATATGCTTTCCTCCGCAAACGTTACAGATCCCCGCACAAGCGTTAACCGTGTACGAAGAGAAATCGCTGAAATACAAGCGAAATTGGATGCAGCTACCCAAGAGAGCCAACAAATCATGTCACAAATATACGAGTGGAATGGAAAACTCTCTGAATCCAGAACCGTAGGGCACAATTTTGCCGTGTTACGTCAGCAGTATCAATCTGATATCCGACGAATCGGCTTCATTGTCGAGGGGGCGGCACATACCTCTTCCGTACCAAGAAAAATCAGGTGCCCTATTTGCGGTGAAGAAACAGAGCGTGTGCAAGACACGTCTTTTATTGATGCATCTGCAGCTGAACTCGAAAAAATCAAGCGACATTTATCTGAACTAGGCGATGCTCAACGCAGTGTAGCGCATCAACAAGAAACTATTATGACAACAATTCATGCGTTGGAAGAAAAACGAGATGCGATAGATGCGCTTATTTCCAATCAGCTGCAGCCGCGGTTAGCAGCATTTGAGAAAGAACTTGAACAGCAACTCAAACTGATACAAATCTCAAGCGAATTGGAAGTTATTCGCCAGGATGAAATACAATATAGAGGCGATTTGTTCAGTAAAGAAACCGAAGAAATCTCCGATTCGCAAAAACATAGCATTTTCGAAGATTACGGGTATGATATTATTCATGGTTTTGAAGAAAAGTTGCGAGATATTTTAACTGCATCGAAAGTTGGCGGTGCGGCAACCGCCAGACTTAACATGAAAAATTTCGATATTGAAATCGGTGGCTTCAAAAAGTCTGTTTCAATGGGTGGCGGTTTCTGCGGGATATTGAATACGATTACCACGCTTGCGATGAGTGCATATCTTATCGATCTCGACCGTCCGGCTCCTGGCTTCTACGCTGTAGATTCATCGTTGACGCAGTTATCTGAGGCGGAGCATAAGGCACAAAGCGAAACTATTAAGCAGAATTTTGTGGAATATCTTATCGCTCATGCCCGTGAGCGACAGGTCATCATTGTTGAGCAGTCAAAGCGTATGCCTTTTGTTCCTAGTGAAAGTGAGAAAGACGGTGTTCATGTTATTCAGTTTTCCAGGAACAGGCAAGAAGGCCGATATGGCTTTTTGAATGAAGTTTACAATCCAGAGGATCGTTAATCCTCGATTGTCCACACGCAAAAGCAGGAGGCAAAATATGCGTATAAGTTACAATAAGTTATGGAAAATGCTGATAGACAAGAACATGAACAAACACGATCTTGCCGAAAAAAGCGGTGTAAGTTCCGCTTCTATTGCCAAGCTAAGCAAAGGGGCAAATATCACCACAGATGTACTTCTGAAAATCTGCGTGGCTATGAACTGCACCTTGGAGGACATTATGGAGACGGTAAAGGAGTAACGAGGAGGTGGTTTCGTGCCGAACGTGGTTACACTCGATATGAATACCCCGTCGGTTCAGTATCTGTGTAAGAAGGATAAGAGGCTGGCAAGGGTCATCAAGATGGTGGGACCAATCCAATACACCAGCCATGATGAAAATGCCTACTCCTTTTTGACTCACGAGATTATTGAGCAGATGCTTTCTGTTAAAGCTGGGCAAAAGATATATAACCGGCTTGAAAAACTCTGTGGAGAAGAGATATCACCAGATCGAATCTGTGCACTTACAGATGAACAAATCAGAGGCACAGGAATGTCCAACGCAAAGGTTGAATACATCCGGAATATTACAAACGCTATTACAAATGGGACGCTTGACTTAGAGGCGCTGAAGCGTTTGTCGGACGAAGAAATCATTGCAATCTTGACAAAAATCCGAGGAATTGGTAATTGGACGGCAAAAATGTATCTGATTTTTGTTCTTGATCGCCAAGATGTTCTGCCCATTGAGGATGGAGCGTTTCTACAAGTATTTCGATGGATGTATAAGACACAGAACTGCAACGAGAGAATCGTAACAGCCAAGTGCAAAAAATGGAAACCTTTTTCTTCTGTCGCATCACGATTTTGCTACAGAGCGTTGGATGCGGGAATGACAAAAGAAAAGTTCCATCTGTTCAAATGAAAGGAGCAAGATAAAATGAGTGCAACAAACGAGAGAAATGAGCAGGTACGCGAAATTCTTGATTATCTTTATAATAAAGCCGTAGATGATAGCGTCAAAATTGATGAATCAGCATATAAGGGTTCTTTGGAAAAACTATTTTCTACCACGGCGTGGGGCTTTAGAGAGATTCTTCTGGTGGTCATTATCGGGATGCGACTCGACCACAACTTCAAAGCATCTACCGGTCTATACGACTGCAATCCGAGGGCAATTTATGAAGGACCCATTAAGGAATTTCTTATTGAAAAGGAAATCCCTCATCGGAAATCTGGCCCGTTAAATGTCGCAAAAGCTACCGTAGGATTGGATATGACTTGGGCTGCTCAACGCAGACCGTCTGATGTAGCAGAGGAAGTTGTCAACCTCGTCAATTATATGGAGGCAACCAGTTCGGATGCTGAAACTCGTATCAACGACGTCGGAATATCACTTCTCCGCAGACTCATTGCCTATTCCAATAGTGTAGAAGCCTTAGCTGTTTCTATTGAGCCAACTTCCGATCCCGAGTTTCTTTATTCTCTTTGCTACGAGTTGATTACAAAAACTCCAGATGCCGGAAATACGCCGCAGAAGATTGCGGCATATTTGCTCAAGAATTATCATACATATCTGCATACGGGTGTAGTTGTGACGGGCGAGGACGATCGAGCATCTGTAACAAGCACAACGAGTAAAAAGCCTGGCGACATTAACGAAGAAATACCCGAAGGAGTAATCCGTAAAGTATACGAAATCACAGTGAAACATTTTGACTTAGCGCGAATTCGGGACTCCTACGACTGCGTTTCCATCTACAATGATGCTAATGATGCTGATATCCACGAAATAATTGTTATTTGCCGTAGGGAGGATTGCCCGCCGGACATTAAGTTAAGTGGGCTTCATGGTTACCTTGGCAGCTACGCATATCAAGATATAATGTACTATTATTGGGATATTTTTGAGTGGATAGCAAACACATTGCAGCGAATGACAAATGAGGGCAGAATCGGTTTTTATTTCAATTTGAATTCATATATTGATGATATTAACACTTCCGAAAGCGTCAAAAAGCTGTGGAAAGACCTACACGAAAGCAAATAAATAAAGCAAAAACGCCGTCAGTCCTTCATGAGGACTGGCGGCGTTTTTCGTAGTAGAAAATGTATTGTTGGATAATGCCTGCATTTTTCCCAAACAAATTGAACGGCGATTTTCCTCCACAGTCATTTTCAATGGCTCTTGAAATCCAGATGTCTATAGGGACGCAGGAGGTTCTTCCATAGGCGAATAAAGCAACACAGTTGGCAACTTTTTTGCCTACGCCGTGTACTTTTTGCAATGTTTCTAGAAGCTGCTCATCGTTGCAATCAAGCAGTGCCTCCAAATCGAGGCTCCCTGTCAGCACTTGTTGAATCGCATCGAGAATGTATGGTGTTCGATATCCTAAACCACATTCTGCTAATTTCTCATCCGTCGCACAAGACATTTCCAGCGGTGAAGGGAACGAATAAAGGGTTTCATATCCTGTTTTAATACAATGTCCGAATTTTGAGGCAAGCATCTCTATAGATTTTGAAATTGCTGGGATATTTTTCCTCTGCGATATTATAAAAGTTATGAGCATCTCCCACGGATCTTGACGCAAAATACGAAGTCCACGACCATAAAGCATTGCCTCGTGTATAAATTGATGCTTGTCGCATTCCATTTCAAAAATGTCATTATAGCTTCTATTAAGATCGAAGTAAAAGCTCCAAGTATTTCTCCATGCATCGAGGCTGCAGGAAACAGAAAACCTATGATTTCCAATCTCCCTTATGTATAAAACTTCATCACCAAATATAAACCGATAGCCATCATCTTGCATTCTTTTGACGCGAAAGCACTGACCACTTAAAGCTATTTTTTCTAAATCAAAGTCATCTAGAATTTCTATCAGCATATCTCATTCCAATCATTCCAAGGCTGTTTCTTTCCGTATGTATTCTACAACTGCTTTGGCTACTGCCTCTGCCATTTTACACGGAACAGCATTGCCAATTTGCGTATATACCATTCCTTTATTTCCACAAAAAACATAGTTATCAGGAAATGATTGGATTCGTGCTGCTTCCTTAATTGTAATTCGTCTTAGGCGTTTTGGCGCTTCTTTGAACTCCGGCACGATAGTGCCATCCATCAATCCTTTATGGTAGTCGACAACCCAATCGCTTGGTGCATCCCCATAAAGATAGTCTTCATCCACAAAAGGAGTTTTGTTTCCGCCCATGGAGGCGGGGAGAGTATTGGCATACCCATCAACATTTATCGGTCTACCTTGTCCATTAAAATACATTCCGGCATATGGAGACTTTCTCATAATTGGATGTGTGGCAAATGTAATCTTTGCTGTACAAGTATCTGGATTTGTAACTGTGCCGGCTCGTCCTAGAGGCTGTAATAATGTTCGCACAATTGGTGCCTTGTTTTTCTGCTGCAAAAGCAAGTCATTCATACAATGCTCAAAAAACGGATCGCTATTGTTCCTGACCCCAATAAAAAACACTCTTTCACGCTTTTGCGAAACTCCGTATTCTGTTGCATTTAAAACAAATGGCACGCAGTTATAACCTAGAGCGTATGCGCGTTCTAGATATCTTTTGCGTACAGGTTCCCACTTTTCTAACATACCCAGAGCTTTGACATTCTCCATTACAAATGCCCTTGGACGAACCTTTTCAACCACATTGAGAAATGTAAAAATCAGTTTACTACGATTATCATCAGGATCCATTTTACCTGCCACAGAAAATCCTTGGCATGGTGGCCCCCCGAAAACAAAATCAACCCCTTGAAATTGATCAAGCGAATCAAGAATATTATTTACATCATCGTTTACCATGACCCCAGCAGTATGGTTGGCACGATAGGTTGCGGCTGCTTCACTCATGAGTTCATTTGCAAAGACTACTTCAATCCCCGCTCTCTCAAATCCAATATCCATTCCACCTGCTCCAGTAAACAGGGAAACTGCAGTCAGTTTATTCATCATTCTCTGTTGCCCCTTTACTGTTATCGTTGTGGATGCGAAAAACCAATGAATTATCTCTTGAGTCAAGATATATGTCAAACTTGGTTTTTCCTTTTTCTACACCCATATTTGACAAGATTGCCTTCGGCATTCTTACTCGCATATCCTGTTGCAGAATATAAGTGTCAAGGTAAATGCATGAATCTATCATGATGGCACTCCTCTTAGCTCGATTTCAGTCTAATTATAAACTGTTTTTAGTCTGAAGTCAACCGGTTCAGGCTGAAAACTTGAACCTCAGATAGAATTAAAATAGAGGCAACCCTTTTGAAATTTGCACTTTTACTAAAGATTGTCTTAATGATCTGGACGTTTAACGAATACCCCCAGTAGTTCAACGATTATTCGGCTGTTTAACGATTACAGCAGAGCAGAAAACCGCAATCCCTATAAAACGCACAAAACCCCGCCGCAGAATCGCTCTGCGGCGGGGTTCACTTATGTGCTGAAACGGTCGAAAAGCCTGATTCCAAGCGGTTTTCGGGCATAGAAAAAGTCCACCGTAATTCTATCAAAATTACGGTGGACTTATGGTTGCGGAGGCGGGACTTGAACCCACGACCTTTAGGGCATGAACCTAATGAGCTACCAACTGCTCCACTCCGCTATATAAAACAACAGCAAGCAAACCGTCTAACAATTGTCTAACACCATTATTATTTAGCGATTTTTCGCACCATGCGAACCGTTTATTAATTGCGTTATATAGGTAAAATCACGGTTCTACACTGCATGGAATCGAATGACACTGTTTGATATTCGCGTCACAACCACTGTTAACTGGCTCGGAGCACCGCGCTGCCTGCGGCAGATGAAGTGGTGCTCTGAGCAGGAAGAAACAAGGAGCATTGCGAAGCGCTCCAAGCGAGCAAGGCGACTATGTTTCTGACCGAAAGGGTCGTTGGTTCGAGTCCAACAGGGGGAGCCAAAAAAGCACTTGCATTGCAAGTGCTTTTTTTAACGAAATAAATCCCTTTCGGGATTTGTGAAATGCCCTGCGGGCGTGAAATACGCCTACGGCGTGTGAAATCGCCGCGTCGGTGAGGCTTTATTTCATTTCACTTGACGCGATGCATCAAATATCACAATTTGCAGAGCAAATTATTTCACCGTGAGCGAAGCGAACGATTTCACTTTTTGTTAAGATTAAACGCTTTGAATATTGGATGCGGAGCGTGCCAAGGGGTGCAGAAGCACCGACCGAGCCGGCAGGCGAAACCAAGTCCATCTCTCCCTGTCCCAAAAGCAAATGCAAGCGCTTTTTTCAATTAAGCGCACCTTCGGTGCATGAAAAAATGAAGACGCTTCGCTAATGAAGTGCGGTAAACCGCATGAAAATCAAAGTGCTCGCGCTTCCTGTGAGCATAGCGAACACTTCATAAAAACGAAGTAGTTGTCAGAAACTTCAAAGAAGCAGATGAAAACGGAACAGTGTCGGACGCGCAGAATGGATTCATCAAACAGATAGTCGATAGGTTTGTGTAACCCGCACCGCTGGGATTAACAACTAAATAATCTGTCAAGCCGGATACACTTGTACGGTACTGACCACCTTTTTCAATAACCTTTTTTACTATCGGATTATCTTTTGGGGAATCCAAAAGCCCCGTGAACACAAAAAGCGTCCCGTTAAAATCAATAGTCGGAGCCTCTTCCACATATTTTCCATACTGTTGCAGCCACTGATCTGTCATTAGATTTTTTCTGCCTTTCATAATGTAAAGTTTAAATTCTGCTTAATGTAATTTTCCTTCTGCCGATATGTCTTAAAGGTTTGTTTTATGAACAGTCTCATTTTTCTGAGTGATGTGTATCATATTATTGTCTTAAAGTTATACCGATTTTCTCAGCACTTGCATTGATGAATGCCGCCGCAGTTTCTTCCGTTAGTCCATCACAACAGCATATGCGCTCTGCTTCGCGGCTTCAATGAACAATGCACTCCGAGCGCAAAGTTTTTTATTGCGTTTTTGTTTATAACACCATTTTTCTGTTATTTTATACCTCGGCTCCGGTTAACTTGAAACCGTCATCCGTCCAGTTTCACTCGGCAGACGCAAACGGCTCTTCACAATGGAACCATTCACCGTCGGCTCTGCAGCTGCATTCGGACTTAATAGGTTCAATAATACTGTTAATTTCGTCAAGGAAATTCTGCACTGTGCGAAGGGTATCCGGCAAAAACTGGATATCGCTTATCAGCAGTTCCGGTTCATCCTGCCAATCGGTCTTACAGAGTTCATATTCTTCATCAGACAAATACTTCTTCACGCACTCGCGCAGTTTACGCTGAATATCAGGATGTTTCTCATAGCTGAATTCAACAGCAAGAGTTACTCCAAGGGTATACCACCCGTTCGGGTACTCCTTATCCAAAACATACTGCGAATAGCGGGATTTTAAATCGTCCCACTCGCCGTTTTCGAATTTTCTGCAATAACCTTCGCCGTGGCTAAGCAACAGCTCGTAAATAGAATATGTAAAATTCTCATATTCACCCATCTCGGTAACTTCATCGCAGAACTCGGCTCTTCTCTCCTTGCTGTTGGCTTTGAACCACGGTGCGGCCGATGGTCCTGAATAACTACTTTTAATCTTAAATCCATCGGCAAAAGGCAGGTCTTTCAAAACGCCATATAAAAAATTTAGCAAGTTATCGGTGGTATATCCGTTTTTGCCGTATATGGTCAATTCAGCAGAATAATTTATCTTTCTTCCCTCCAGCACGCCGTACAACTCTCCGCGCATACTTTTTAACGCTCGCATACCCAGAAAGCCGAAATATGCTTGAATGGCTTTAAGCGAACTTTCATGTGCCGGTTTATGCTTGAATTCTATAATCTCGTTCAATTCAACTTCTCCGGGCACAAATTCATATCCGGAATCTATTGAGTTGAACTCTTCAAGCAGATTATCAATATTATTTTGGTAGTAATTATCGCGTTCTACTTGAGCGTTATATTTTTTCACATACTCAAGAAACATTTGCTGTGCTTTTTCTTCTATATCTTGATCTTCTACAAATTTGGCTTCCGGATAAAAATTAATTTTGCTGTCAAAAGATGGATATTTTTTTATCAATCCAAATATACAAGCTGTTTCACCTGCCACATAATGAAGGTCAGACAAAACACCGAGTGCTTCCTCAACCGTTTCTTCCTCGTCACCATGAACGGCTCGGTTGCCGCTTTTGCGGATGTAATGAAAAGCATTAATTACATTGCGATTGTTAATAAAATCACATACGACGGGGTCGCTTAAAATATCCACAAAAGACATGGATTTCATATTCTCATTATGCGCGGCAATATAAATGAACTTCGCCAAAAGCTCTGCGCTTTTACGTGCTGTAAATACGCTCTGAACCGGCATTGTCATAGCAAGCTTCTCGGCATTGTTGCAATTCTCATAAACATATCCGAGTCCACGAAGACCTTTTAAAAAATCAAAATTCATTCTTTGTTCTCCTTAATAAAATATTTGCATCATATTTATTGCTTTTTACCTTTATTTACTATTTACACTTGTAAGACTAATTTATCACAAAAAACGGTATTTGTATATAGGTAATTTTTTATGTCCGAAAAAACGGACTTCGGAAAAAAATAAACCATATTTTGTCCGAACGCCACGAATCGTATATGTACAAAAAATGCACCAATAAAATTCTACCGCACGCAAATATCACTTTTCAAAACAAGACGAGTTGTCTTAGCTTGAATGTCGGTTCGAGTTTTTGCCGACTTCTGACCGAATAATCGGACTTATCTTTTTTCTGCGATGATTGCATATTGACTATATTCTGTTGAGGTGTTATAGTGGTGCTATAGGTAATTTTTGATTTTGAATGAGTAATTATATTTTGTGATAATTGTAATAAAATGCCGTATTAATATATTCAGAAAATGATTTGCTGCGTAAAAATCGTTAAAAATGATAATTCCGTTTGGCAGATAGCCTTCCCGTACCTATTTTTATTTTTTAACCGCGCAGTTGAAAACAGCGACACATTTTATCGACTAACGGTGTTATTTAGTTATATGAACAATGAAACATTTGAACAATTGAATAGTTTGGCGCTTGAAATTCTCAAACTTTCAAGAAACACACTGCTTGTCAATTTTAGATTTCTTGATATTGCGCTGTGTCGATTTGAGTATATTCGTTCTGATGCACCGATTATCGCAACTGACGGGGAGCATCTGATCTATAATCCCGTAAGCGTTTTAAAAGAGTATAAAAGTGAAAGTGAAATGTCGGTAAGAACATATCTGCACATGGTTCTTCACTGCGTTTTCAGGCACCTTTTCGTTGGGCAGAATATTAAAGAAGATTATTGGAATTTGGCGTGCGATATAACTGTTGAATATTTAATCAACGAATTGAACTTGCCTAAAACAAAAGTCGGAAGGGTTGGCGGTCAGAAAGATTTTATTCGCAAGCTGCAAAATAATGTCGACTTGATTACGGCTGAAAAAGTCTATGCGCATCTGACAAAAAATATTACCGAAAATGAGCTGAGAAAAATACAGCCGCTGTTCTATTGCGATAATCATGATATATGGTATGCGAGTGACGAGGACGGCTCAAATCGATTTACTGATGGTTCCGATGATGACAACAGCGATAATCAGCTGAACAATCAGCTGAACAGGCAAAAAAGCCAAGATGAAGAGCAGAATGACGATGATTCTGAAAATCAAAATAGCGAATACGGTGAATCGGAATCAAGCTCTCGAAAGGATAGGCTGGAAAAGCAATGGCAAGACATTTCGAAGCGAGTTCAGACCGATCTTGAAACTTTTTCAAAGGATAGAGGTGATGAGGCCGGCGGAATGATGCAAAATCTCAAGTCTTTGAACAGAGAAAAATATGATTACACCGAGTTCTTGAAGCGTTTTGCCGTTTTAGGTGAGACGATGAAAATCAATGATGACGAATTCGATTATGTATTTTATACATATGGACTTCAGCTTTATAAGAACATGCCTCTTATTGAGCCGCTCGAATATAAAGAGGTAAAAAAAATAAAGGAGTTTGTTATTGCCATTGACACCTCCGGTTCAGTTTCGGGAGACCTTGTTCAGACTTTCTTGCGAAAGACTTATAACATTTTGAAATCGTCAGAGTCTTTTTTCGAACAAGTTAACATCCATATTATTCAATGCGATTCTGTCATTCAGGAAGATCATAAAATAACGAACGAAGAAGAATTTGATGACTATATAGGAAAAATGGTTCTCAAGGGCTTTGGGGGCACGGATTTCAGACCTGTATTTGACTATGTTGATTCATTGAAGGACTTCAACAATCTTAAGGGTCTGATATACTTCACAGACGGATGGGGGGCTTTTCCCGGCAAAAAACCGTATTATGAGACGGCATTTGTGTTTATTGATGATGATTTTAACAATTACGAAGTCCCGCCATGGGCAATTAAACTTGTTTTGCAAAGAAATGAAATATAA